TCTGTCTTTTCTCCCTTTTTCATTGTTTTCGTTTTAACTGTTTTCGTTTTAACTGTTTTCGTTTCTTTCTTAGCTTCTAATCCTTTTAACTCAGCCAAAGTACCCATGACGAATACTTTAAACCAATGAGCCTCGTGGCTGGAGACGTCAATCTGAATCCCCTTCTCACGATACTCTTTTAACTTAGCGTTCTTATATTTCTTAAAGTCCTTTGAAATTGCAAGGAACCCATTATCAATCTTTTCTACATATTCACTCATCTTATTTCCTTAATCTATTTTTAGGTACGCGGTTTCACTCGTGGCATCTTCCATTCCTGGAGGGAGCCATACATAATCTTCATTGTCTCTGGCTTCATCAATTATGGGACGGACGTGGGCGCTTAAAGTCTTAGCATTAATACTTGAAAGGGTTTCATATTCCCCCCGCTCTCTAAGCCAAGCATACACAGCTTCCTTATCAACAGCCTTGTAATAGGTCCGCTGACGGAGACTGACCTTACCAAAAGAACCTTGATTCTCTCTTTTATCAAGCTCTTCTAATGCAGCAATGACTGCAGCCTGTGCTTCCTTAGTCTCAGCCGATATCTCTTTTAATCTGTTCTTGGATTTTTCCTCATACAATTTCTTGTCGATGAATACCTGACACAGTCGGTCGAGTTCGTCTACTGTCATATGATCTCCCTTAATACTTGATAGCCAATATTTTTCTTACTTGCAAGAGCCTTCGATACTTGTTCATCAATAGTACCCGGCGTCACTAAATCTATTCGAGTAACTTTTGTATGGACCTCTGAGCCGCCTCTGTAATTCCTGGCTTCAGCTTGAATGTCGTATTCCAGTGAGAAGGAGCGGCTATAAAATATAGCGTGAGAAGCGGCCACAAGATTAATACCAATACCACCACTACCAGGGTGCCCAATAAGTACCCGGCATGTAGGGTCATTGTTAAGGCGATCCACGGCAAGCATTTTATTCTTTTGAGTAATCCCGCCATGGACCTCGACATAATCAAGCTTAAGTTTTTCGCACACGTCTCTAATATCTGCATAGTTCTCCTTAAACACGGCCCACACAAGAACCTTGTTACCGGGGGCTATGTCAGCAAGCAATTCTTTTAATGCCTTTTTTCTAGGATGATCCTTAAAGGCAATAGCACTACGCTCCCCCTGACCCTCCTCAACATTCACAAACCCACTAACTATCTGTTGTAAACGAAGAGCCTTTGTCATCGCATACTCTGCGACTGCAGCCTTATCATCAATGTAGGTGATCAGATCCTGGTGCATACCCTCATAGGCCTTGCGTTGTTTAGGAGACATCGGAACTTCGATCACCTGCTTTACAAGTGGGGGAAGATCTAAGCAATCATCTTTACTGACGTGCATACTCTTCTTGCGAACACGCTGACGGATCTCCTCAGCGGCTCCTTGCTTTGGAACCCAGTCTGGAAAGTAACTCTGTTTACTCATCCCTGCATTTTTGTCTTTAAAAAATCTATTCCTGAAAACAAAGTAGTTTTTCCCGAAAGTCTCACCGTCATCCAGGATTCTAAACTGCGAGAAAAAATCTTCCATGGTATTTAGAACCGGCGTACCTGTTAAAAGAAACTTGTAGCGGGCTCGGTCCGCAAGGGCTATTGCAGCCTTGGTGCGGTTGGCTTTATGATTCTTGCAGCGGTGGGCCTCATCTAAAATCATCACCTCTGGATGCCACTCTTGAATTGCCTCAAGAAGCGGGCCTTTATTAAACCGCTTAGCCATATCCTTTTTACCACCCATGGTAAGGGACTCATAATTTGTGATGATAATCTTTGATTGCTTACCTATTTTCTTAAGCGTCTCGATTCTCTTTTTCCCTGGCCCGTGCAGAATAACGATATGTTTTGCGGGGATCTTAGAAAATAATCCTAATTCCTTTTTCCAGTTCTCAAGAACAATCGGTGGGGCTAAGATCAAGGTTCGCATCAATCTCTTCTCCACAAAGAACTTGTAGCGAAGAGCCGTGATTGCAGCCAGCGTCTTACCCGCACCCACTTCAAAAAAGAAGCCACGCCCAGGGTACTTTACCAAAGGGCATCTTGAAGAACTCTCTCACTACGGCTTAACGCCTATCGCTTGCCAGTTGCAACCCGTTGAACTCTGGTTACCACCTGAAAAAGCTCGAATGGTAAACTGAGTCGTGGTCTTTGAAGTATTAATAATTTGAGAAGTCCTACCTGCAGTTGTAAAACTGTTCGCCGTTGTCACTGAATAGTTAGTATCTGCAAATGGCGCCGGTAAGATCACCACGCCGTCAGAGGCTTGAATTCCCCACTGGATTCGAGTGTTCCCAATGTCCTGATAATTTGAGGTCGCAGTTTGATTGATGCTGGGGCCGGCTGAAGAGCCCGAACTTTTAATACCAATTCCCATTAGGCACCTACCCCTGCAATAACTTCAAGCGTTCCGTCCGTATCACATAAGACGTAGATGTCAGAACTAGATGTCAGGCTTTGTGTATCAGAGTTCGCAGTATCAAGACCGGACCAATCAAAAGCAGTGCCTGCGGGAACCGTATAGAATTGACCATCCTCGCCACCAACCTTCATGTTCCCAGTAGTAGTGTTATTAATGCTGTAAGCTACGCTTAGCACTACCCCTGGTAGAGGTGATATATTTATAGGTACACCCGCAACAACGGTTACTGTCCAGGATTTAGGCTTCAACTTCGACATGGTTTCTCCCTCATGGTAATATAAACTTGCGCCAGCCACGGATGGCAATTTTGCTCTAAGGATGGAGCGTTTTTTATTTGCGACTAAGGCGCGTGTTTACGTCGTGTTCATAGTGCTGAAGTATCTCTTCAGCATCAGGATTATCCATGAAGTTATCATACTTAATCAACTGGTAATCTTTGAGATGCTGCACATCTGAAAAACGGTGTACGGCTATCACTTTGATGTGAGCAAGCCTCCAGGAATTATCCGCGTAATTCATGAGGAACTGTCCGCCGTGATAACTTTCAAGGTCTCGCTTAAACATGTTAAAGGCCATTTGAAATTGAGAGGGCGTTGCTGTGAGAACAGCGATCACAAGGCGCTTTTTACTCACAGTCCGTGCCGAGTAAAATAGTCTGGGGTTCTTTAAACTGACACGTACACTCTACAGTAGGGCGCTTCTTAAGTATCCCACCTAAAAGTAACCCCACCATTAGAGCTGTTAAGAGTGGAAAAACAATGGTCGCCATAACTTCCATATACTTTGGCATTTAGTCCCCTATACATTTACCCCGGATCCATACAAAATTAGTATCCAGTGAGTGCATTAATACTTTGAGGATCCTACCACACTTATAACGGATCATTAACTCGCGACGCCTAGGGAAATTCTTCTCACCCAAACGGGTTGATTTACACCACGGGCAAGTATACGGAACACCGACTTCATTGGCCATTGCAGTGCCTATAGCAGTCATTGATTTTATTGCCACTATAGACGCAAGCTCGCCTACAATTCTTATACTTGCGAAAGTTCTTGCCCTTTGGCTTTTGCGTGCAACCCAAGGTGAACGTCATGACAAAGAAAAAGAACATGGCTATAAAAAGCACCACAAGAAACCGAACCTCTTGCGCCCGTTGCTTCTCGTTTTCCTTAAGGTTCTTTCTTAAGCGCTCATTGTTTTCGTGAATCTCTCGCTCCCCTTCAGTCACCAGCTTGCATCCATTATGTAGCAAATATTTCTACATTCTTCGACCTCACCGTACTCTGGAGCCGCCATACACTGGGCCTCACACGCACGGATTCTCTTAAGGGAAGTAAAACCCTTAGAGGTACAACCCACTGTGAAAAGGAGGAGTATTAAGCCCTTCATACATGCCCAGAGCTATACTGCTTTATGATCTTTTCAGCCACCGCCAGGGCTTCATCAAGCTCATCTGCTTGACGCTTGGTGCGATAAAGCATGAACATCTCTTCTAGGTGCTGCATTGCTTGCCCACCTAAGTTTTCCTTAAACCGCGACGATACTAAGATATCTGAGAGCTTCATAAGCACTTCGTTACGCTCTCGATCAGTTTGATATTTACGTCGCATGACTTCCTTTAGAACTTACTCTGTTCCCACTTAACACCCGATAAGCGTTCGTCACTTAAGATTGACTCATTAAGGTCATCCAGGTCAAGGCTTGTCCGGACCTCACCAAAGGGATCTCTGGCCCAGCGCCAGAGGTTGTACCACTTCTTGCGGAACTTGTATTTATATCGCCCTTTGTAGGGACCTTTTTTAATCAGGTATACTTTGTATTCCACTTTAATCTCCAGCAAGCATAATGTCAGGGGGTAGACGTCCATCAATAGTGAGGATGATCGAGCGGTCACACTCTGGGCAGTCTACCAAGGTGTCATCCATCTCCACAGTTGTTACCTTATGGGTAAAATGAATGGCGACCTCGGCTTCAAACTCCCCAGCTTCCCCGCACTCTGGGCACACGAAATGAATGTCTGTCATTTTAATCTTCCTTACTCTTTAATATTTGTACTCACTTGGATACGTTAACCTGATGTATCCAATTGCAATAAATTAACCGTGCCCCGCGCTACCGGAGCCAGTGCAATACCCGTGTACATATTTTGCATTCTGTACTTAAAGTCCGGGCCGCGCTTCTCCAGGGTTCTCATGCAAACCCAGCTTCCAGCGCCGACGGTTAAACTTTTTTATTTATAACAAAATAACCCGTTGTTTTCCTGCATCTTCTGCAAGAATATTTGAAGCCATTCTCAACCTCCCTTGCATACGGGTCATGCCAATCTAACAACCTACAAAGAACCCATGGCAACCAATTCACTTCTCACCACCTATCTTTACCAATCATACGCCTTGGACCCTGCAAATGTTTTTAAGTACTTCGACTTGCTTCTCAGTCATTCGCATAAAATCTCCATATTTACCCATTGCTTGCCAACGATCATCTAGAAAACTGGCTTCAAAAGGAGTTACCTTTTCAACGTCAATTTTTTTCTTAAGCCGCTCTAGTTTTTTGAAATAGTACTCAGAAATTCTACCTTGCTTCCAGCCGTACTCGCTCACTTCTTTGGGATATGCTTCGAGCCTACTCACTAATACTTCTCCACAAGGTAGACCACACCCATAAAAACAAGAATATCCATAAAATGATGAAATTTTTCTATAGGTATAGGTTTTCCAGTTATCATGCCCACAATTTGCATTATCACAAAAGCGGCTAAAGCTACGTTGAATATCGCCTTATTCATAGCTCGCCTAGCTCGGTTAATGCTTTCATTGATAACAAATATGCTGGGTTGCTCATCAAATCATAATCAGAGTCATAGGAGTCTTCCTGATATTCCTGCATAATTGTTCTCAACGACTCAATCGCCTTGTCGTAGTCTGTTTTTAAAACAAGGGAGAAGTCGCTTTGGCTTTCGGGTACAAACCTCCACCATCCAGGCCCCTCATCAATATCACCCTTAACATACACTTCTCTGACGTTAGAACTCACTTCTTAGCCCCATTTTTATAATAAGTAATCACTACATTTTTCTTAACGACAAAGCCACCGATGATAAAGTTTGGTACCAGGGCTTTACCTACCTTGGTTTCAATAACTTTCCGAACCGCTTGCACATCAATTCCCATTTCTCTTTCCATATAACGAAGCACTGCATGGTCGGACACAAACGGCTTCTTAGAACTCATCCAATAATTCTTCGCGCTCAGTCTTGCGTCTTTGTTTTTTGAGCTTACCACTCATAAAACCATGCTCGTCGCACTTAGCTACCTTTTTATCAATCAACTCTGTCCACTTTTTAGCTTTAAGCCCTGCAAGCTCCATTTCTATTTCGCCGCATTCTGTTTTTAAATCCTGCAGGTCTTTAAGCTCGCTTGTAACCGAACATCCCGCTATCAATGTAACCATTATTAATAAACTTTTCATCTATCCCCCTATTTCTCTTCCCACTTGGTTGATGGCTCCCGAAACGATTGGAAACACTTTGAGCTACAAAAGAAATACTTACCCTTCCAAGCTCTGACATCTTTTTCCTTAACCCCACCGGGAGGGAAAAACCTGTTCGACGAGTACAATACCCCGTCGTGGCCCTCCCAAAGTATCTTGTCGCAATGATCGCAAAGGTACGCGCCGCGGCCGCTGTTAAACTTCTGTGCCATCTTGTTGTGCCTTAGACTCAAGCCACTGTTGAACTATCTCGTAAGAACCATGACAAGAACTCGGTACATCGTTATAAAGATAAGACGTCACCTCAAACATTTCTTGCCTGCTAACCGGGTCCGCTGAACCAAAAGCTCTCATTAGATCATTCGCTAAAACAGCTGTTATATGACCGCCTGGGTCCCAACCTTTGTTAACGTAGTTATCGATTGTGTTTTTAGTCGACTCTCTCATTTAAAGCCTACCTTCCAGTAGAATTAGAATTAGAATTAGAATTAGAATTAGAATTAGATATTTCATTTTTTGTCCAAAAATTTCTTAACTCTTTGATACATATCTATAGGTATTCTTATGTCCTCGTGGTTCCAGAGAGCATTCAAAACCTCCTCTGCGGTTTCTTTTTTCAACTCTTTACGGTTGATAATAAACATAGAGTGAGTGTCACTGTTCATCCGACAGGTCCACGTTTTCCAGCAGCCGCCATCGTCGTCGTCTTGAAAACCGAAAACCTCGACACCTTCTTCAAGCATCTTATTAATCGGCTCAACGTTTTCATCGAACCACTTATTTAGAAGGACCACACCATACGTCATTACGTGCTCTTTTAGGGTGGACTTCCAATCCGGTCTTTCAATCTTCATTTCTTTTCCAATAACTTTCTAGCTCTTTGTGCGTACTCAAATAGATAGTGCGACTTATCCTCGGCTTCAGGTAACTTTAAAATATCCCTTAAAACATTGTCTACGGTATCCGTTTGCTGGATGTTTATCAGTAAACCAGAAAGTTTAAACTTCTTAGGATCAGCCTCATTATTTGGATCTGCGTGCCAAATGTTATCATCACCTAGGACCGTGTAACACTTAGCCATGACGCCCTTTTCAAGGATCTCATTGATCGGCTCAACGTTTTCATCGAACCACTTATCCAGCATTGTGAAATACAGAACACCTTGTTTTGGAAAAAGCTCACTCCACCTAGGTCTTTCAATCCACATCTTCATCTCTGGGTCCTATCTTTATCTCATGGTCTTGCTCGCAAAATAAACCACCGCCCCGTGGACACACTATTACTCCCCCCCAGGAAGAACTGTCTACGACCTCGCAATTCTCTGTGTCCACCAGATCCCCTAAAGGCGGTGGTACTCTGTTACTATCCCCACAGCCGATGAAAAGCAAAGCCACTAGAAATAATTTCACACATACTCCCAAGTATCTAAAACCTTTTGATGAATTGAACCGAGAGCCTTCTGCAAATACGTCTCTGAATTGGTGACCGCATTCACAAGCAACTCATCGTCCTCAGACTGTTGACACACAAGTTTTACACACTCTGCGAGGTTCTCCACAATGTTATCCACACGAAGCTGGGAATGATTCGTCCCCACAAGCTGAAGCGCTGAACGCTTTAACTTAACTTCAGCCGCGCCCTTATAAGGTATCTGAATATCTGCACGCACCGTTTGCTGACTAATGCTTTGAACTACAGCTAAACAATTATGTAACTCGTGTCCGGCTTCCGTCACCTGAACAATGTCGCCCGAATGTAGGTCAGTCCTGTATGTAGGGTTCTTTGGTGCTTGTTGCGGGGTAGGTAGCGTTTTCGAATCCATTCACTTTCTCCTCTAAGTATTTTACTTCTAATTTTAATACATCAATCTTGTACCAGAGGGCGGCTTGAAAACATGCAGCACTCATTAACAAAATAATCCATAGCATTTGTTTTAAATCGTTATCAGTGTGTTTGCTGGTCGGACTCATTGGGTACTTCCATAACTCTCTTTGCCACAACCATTAACGTGTCAAGCAAGGTGCGTGCTGCGTGGGACTGGCCCGCTACATCAATAACCTTTATGTCATCAAGGTCAAAGTGCCTAATCACCCCTGGGGTAACCTCAATCGACAGTTGATCAAAAAACGTTTCTGCATTATCGGGAACTTCAACCTTCATCTTCAAACTCCTTGAGTAAATCTTCGCTTGCAATGATCCCATGACTTTCTAATTTCTCAAGGTATTTCTGAATACCTTCTTCAGACACTTCTTCAAAGTCTCTAATAACCATGTAGCTCACAGCAAGTAATGCTCGATACTCAAGCAACCTCTCTCTTAATATTTCAAGCTCCGACTCCCGCGACGTTTCATGCATCTGGCTATCCCTTCCGATGACAACAAGCAACCTAAAAGGCTCTTGACTTATTTACAAGGCTTATCCGATTCTTTGAATCTTCTCATCATCTTGAGGAGTTCATCAATAGGGGGCTAACATATTACAACTGCGTCAAATTAAAGAGTTCACACCCAAAGGTGCAAGCCACCCAATTAAGCACGATAAGCCTTTAGACCCAGATATAGTGTTTCAGAGTATGCCCGACATGGTATCTAGTATCTCTGAAAAGATAAGTCTAATCCCCGAGGACGCCAGGGAAAATCTATTTTGCACACTACATAATCAGCCCATGGATCCTGAAGCCCGCAAAAAGAAAGTGTGGGGTACGCAAAAGCATTTGCTTTTCGATATTGACGGTATCCCAAAACACAGAACCCCAGAAATTGACGTCGTGTACCGAGAAGTTTTATCCGATGTGTTAAAAATAACGCCGGGTAGTATATTGCAAGTATTTAGTGGACACGGCTATCATTTTATAGTGGAGCTTGCCACGCCTATTGAAGATAGGAAGTTCTTTTCAAACAACAAAATATATTACCAAATTCTTTGCGCCCGAATTAACGAACGTATTAAAGAGCAAGGTTTATCCGGGGAGGCTGACGGGGAAGTGTTTGCACCGAATCGACTCTTGAGGCTTCCCCTTTCTTTTAACAAGAAAAAAGGCATGGACGCCGTACCCGTTGAACTCATCCACGGCGAGATCATCCCGGTTGAGATAAACTTGCAAGAGCTTAGTGGTCTACCCTTGGTGGATAAAAAAGAACAACTCTCTGATAAAGAACTTTCATATATAAAGACTGACACCGACACAGTACTGAGTGGGTGTGAATTTCTAAAGTGGGCCAAAGATTATCAGGCTGATGTGAATGAATCCCAGTGGTACGCGGTTCTAAGTATCGTGGGCCGTGTTGCGGGGGCCGAAAAGCTCATTCACACTTATTCCAAAAACCACCCCACATATCATAAAGAGTCCACTACAAGAAAAGCGGCTCAAGCCATTAAAGCCTCTGGCCCCAGGACCTGTGATAACATTAGCACTTTGTGGGGTGGCTGTAAAAAGTGTCCCCATTATAAAAAGGTTCGCTCCCCAATTGCTCTTAAAGGTAAAGACTTTATCGCCACAGCCCACTCCGGGTTTCATGCCATGGCGGGAAATGGACGCTTGGTTCCACAGTACGGGGACCTTCAGAAATACTACGACAAGCAACAGCCCTATAAAAACGTGGGGCGCGTGCATCACAGATACGTGGGGACTCACTGGGAAGAGTTCGATGATATACATATAGATAACTACGCCCAGGATCATTTTGTACCCCAGGCCAAAAACACAATGCGCGCTGAATTTAAAGGCCTCATTAAATGCACGAACCTTGAGACGCCCAAATGGTTTTCAAAGAGCACGGACAGAAAACTCAACCTAATGAACGGCGTTCTTAATATTGATACCTTGAAACTTGAGCCGCACTCTGAGCGCCTAGGATTTAAGCACGTCCTTCCTTTTGAATTTGATGCGGGGGCTGAGTGCCCGACGTTCTTGAAAATGTTACACGGTGTGACCAAAGGGAGACAGGAACTAAAGACCGTTTTACTCCAGTACATGGGATATTGCTTATCGAATGATCGACCCAAGGCTGATAAAATCCTGGTTTTAACAGGTGAGGGCCAAAACGGAAAATCCCGCTTCTTGAGTATATTAAGAGCCATGGGTGGCCCAGGAGTGACGGCCCTTGGAGTTCGGGATCTTACCAACGCCTTTCACATGCAACAATTAGACGGGGCCCTTTTTAATATTATCGAGGAGGTGCCAAGCTTTACCAGAAAAGACACCTGGGAAATAATCAAAGACCTTGTTACCGGAGGCCTTGTCACCGCCGCCAGGAAATTTAAAGACCCCTACACGTTTCAAAATAAAGCCAAATTCATAATGACCTGCAATGAACTCCCCAGAGGAGCAAACCCTAACCACGGGTTTTTCAGACGGATGACAATTGTGCCCTTTGATGAAGTGTTTTCACATGAAAAAGGCAATATCGACGTGGGGATACATGACAGGATCATTGAAAATGAACTCCCAGGGGTTTTAAACCTTGTGCTTAAAGCGTATGCAGATCTTAAGGCCAACAACTACCAATTCCAGGAATCAAAGGTGATTAAAGAAGCCCTTCTAGACTACCAAAGAGACCTTGATTCAGTCGCCCGCTTTGTTGAGGACACCATAATTAAGGGAGATCCGCCCCTTGATACGGGATCAGCTCCGGACTTTTTCATTATGCATGAGGGAAAACCGGCGCTAAATATGGAGGATTATTATGCGGAATACGCGGAGCGTTGCCAAAAACTGGGGGAAAAATCATTTTCTTTCCGCGAGTTTTCTAAGCGAGTTTACCGGTCCGTTGCTGCAGAGAGTGGGGTGTATTTAGACATGAAACGGGCCAAAGGAGTGCTATATTTTCGGGCAAGAGTTCAAGGTGTTCGGAAGCGGCTTTTGGTTGGTGTGAAGTGGTGCTGATAATTTAGGCGGTGGCCTATTGAGCCTCGGGCCGTGGCCACTTGCTGCGGGAGCCGAGAGGCCAGGGATTCTTTAATATTCCCAGGGGTTTAATAGCCTTTGGCCTTCTGTCCCTTCTTTTTATTTAAATTAATAGTAAGTATATATAAAGAGTAAAGAGTAAAACTCCCCCACTCCTGGAAATAGTATAGTACAGTACAGGAGCGGTTTGAAATCGAGACGGGCCACGGGCCAACGGTCAGGAGCTCAATACGTAGGCACTTGAAACGGGTACCGTGGGGCCTGAATGGGTTGGGTCTTGAATTTAGTTGGTTGACTTATTCCCTGGCTATAATTATAGGCCGGTTGCCTTGGTTGAACGTATGTATTTTGAACCGGCCGCATCGGGAGCCTTGGGGCCTGATACCTTGGAGATATTGGTTGGCTCATTTGAGCTGCAGCATTCAGGGCGCTCATAAATTGAGCGTGGTCAACTTTCTGTAGGCCCGCGCAGCCTTGAGTGAATAGGCCCATTGCGAGTACCAGGGTCGAATATAGTAATGAAGTACGATATTTCGGGCTTGTTCTTTGTTTTCGATTTTGCATTCTAGTTTTCCTTTGTTCGTAAGTTCGTAAGTTAAAAGATCATTTTCGATAAGTAAGGGGATAATCACCTTTGGAGAAAGGCTTAGACTCTCGCCATATTCTTTCCAGATTGAATAGGGGCTCATAAATACACCTCTTCGAGTTGAGTACAATAAACGTCCTGGAGTTCGTCCACCACCGCGTCCGGGTCCATCTTATAAAGATCAATGGCCGCTTGAATGAAGGGCTCTGAAGCCGGGCAATGGCCCCGCTCAATGTTCGAAACGTATTGGTTTGATGAAAGGTCCAGCTTCTTCATTATGGCTCCTTGAGACAATCCAGCGGCCTTCCGGGCTGCAGCGAAAAACAAGCCTATTCTTTGGTTGGATTTTTCTGTTAATTTCATCTGTGGTCCTTTATTGTTTTGGTATGCCTAAGCAACCTGTTAAAAAATCATTTTGGCACCGATTGGCCTCTAAGCCAAAACCCACTAAAGCAAAGAGTGGGGAGGAATCGATTGCCACCCAAATAGGGTTCCCTGGCTCAAAGAAGTCGATTAAAGGCTCTTAGACCTTATTTCTTCTAGATCTTCTTTTAAGTCATTTTCCAGCTCTTGAAGTTGTTTCGCATTAAAGATAAAAAACTTGGCCAATATTTCGAGCAATCCCGTCTCATGTCTGATGGAATAGAGCCACTCATCATTGAATACCTGGAGACATAATTCACGGTCTGAATATTGAGTGAGATCTTGTTTCATTTTGTCTCCTTAGATTTAGCCCGACGTTCCAGCACGTCACACACTTGGATAGTTACGATTGATAGTATTGAGAAACTCAAGATGAAGTAGAGGGTTGTTTCGATTAACGGCATTTTAAATCCTTTGTTGGTGCGTTTTACTTATAATACTTTATCGGCTGTAAACTAGAATACTTTAGCTTTTTATTCACTTTTTTGTTTATTTTTAGGCGGCCTTTCTAATGAAGGCGAATTCGGGACGCGCCAAAGCACGGTCAATAAGCGTTATGATCGCAAGTTTCTTTTCTACACTAATCCGGCCGCGAAACATGGGGTCTTTCGTTTGATTTAAGAAAGCTTTTCGAACCTGCAACAACGTATTGTATTCGTCCACGCGTTCATACTTGAAGTCGTAACCTAAACGCTCAAGAAGATCTGTATCCCCGAAATACTCTTCGCAGTCATTAGAGTCATCATCGCAAGTATTTATAGGGGTATCCCAAATAGCCCAATTCCTGGGAAGTCCGCAAATGACCGCGTGGTCGCCTTGATCGAAGCGGAGCGTGGCGTTGGTGTAGTTATCTAGATCATCTTGCTCCGGTCCAAGCTGAATACTTATTCCTATTGATTTAGAGTCCTCGAGTACGACTGTCATTGTGTCCGCTTTTGTCCATGCTTTGCTCATTTATATTTCCTTTGTTTGTTGTTGCTATAAACTAAATCTAACATAATACTACTCGGCGCGTCAACAAATAACTTTAATAAATAAACAATAAAATACATATTTATTTTCTATAACGCTTAGGTTTGAGTTGAGCGTCTCACGCGTCTCGACTGTTGAATGCTTAGGCACAGGTCTTATTGCGAGCAACCGCGTCACGCCCCGAGAATGCCGGCATCAATGAATATGTGAGGTGACATATATAAGGTCTGTTGCACCACGCCTCCCAGCCGCACGCTACAAAGCTGTGTGATTACACATACATAAGGGTCACACTTATAACCATAAGTGTAAGGCACGGGGCGCAAAAGGTTTCTAAATTGAACGGGGGGTGGGGGTCCACGGCTGCGGCTGGGCATAGTCCCAAGCACCGAGATTTTGACTTTTATGAAAAATTTTTAAAAAATGAAATTGCGGACCCTGGCTACTATCTTTTTTAAGTAATAGATTTGCCCACAAGCTTGGCCTTGGTTCGCACCACTCGCACCGGAGTAACGACATATGCCAGTAGGAATCCCCAAAAACCGGGATGAAACTAGGGGCTCAAAAGAAGAGCCTGATTTTCATCAGGGTGAGAAGCACACAGGTATCACGATTTTCGATAAGTCGGAGCCAAGGTCCGTGTACAATCTGGTTTCAAAAGAAGTTCAAGCCAGCATTGATAAGGTAAATCCCCGTTTCTGGGAGTATAGTTTCAAGGCTCTGGAGAAAAATGCCAGACCTGATGCCACCTTATCCCAGCTCCGCGTGGCATTCTGGCATCAATACAATGAGACCCAGGATAAGTTTCGGCCAAAGATCTCCTTAACAAGGGTGATGTACGGTATTTGTTCCAAGCAACATTTCTACAATATTCTGCAGGATCAAATTAAGGTGGCTTATCTTCTTTACCCCACCACGGATTACATCTCTGGGATGCAGGAGATGCATGATCTCGCGATGCGGGAGATGAGGAAAATCCTGGTTATGCCTAATAAGGGTGCAAAGGGAGCGAACCTTCCTATTATTAAGGAAAAGATTAAGTTGTTCGCACTGTTGGAAAATCGTCTACGCGGATCAGTGCCTGTGAGGGTTCAAAGGGATGAGCGCCATGTTCACGCGCATATTCAAGTAAATGAGACTCATCAGGAAGCGCCTAAGTCGCTTGAGGCTATTGATACGGAAATTCGTCGGATTGAGCGGACTGTTCGCACGGCCTCGGAAAAAAAGCCCGAGATTATATTAGAGGCAAACCCCGGGCTTAAAACGAAGCAACAACTTGAGGACTAATGGCTACTAATCCCCACGGAAATAATACCAGGGAGCTTCTTCAGACCCAACTAAAATTGATGAGGCAAAAAGAGCAGATCATGCATGATCTTCCTCATTTGTATGGTTGGCCCTGGTATAAGTGGGCCAAGAAATTTTTCGATTGTTCCGAGAGACTGCAGCTTTTATGTGCAGCCAACCAGATCTCAAAAAGTTCAACTCAGATTAGAAAAGCGCTCCACTGGGCCACGGCTCAAGAACTGTGGCCGAAACTCTGGGGTCGAGCGCCTAACCAATTTTGGTATTTGTATCCATCAAAAGATGTTGCCACGGCTGAGTATCATAAAAAATGGCTTCCGGAGTTCATGCCTCGTGGGAACATGATCGACTCAGCCTACTATGGTTGGAAGCCGGAGATGGAAAAAAAGCACATCAAGGCGATCCATTTCAATAATGGTGTTTCGATTTACTTTAAGACTTATGCTCAGAACGCAAAGGATCTTCAGTCTGGATCTGTTTATGCGATGTTTTGTGATGAGGAACTCCCTGAAGATCTTTACGATGAACTTAAGTTTCGTTTGGCCGGGACGCGTGGGTATTTTCACATGGTTTTTACAGCGACCTTGGGTCAGGAGATGTGGTGGCGCGCACTTGAGGCGATTGGTACCGATCAAGAATTATTTCCCCACGCGCACAAGCAACAGATTTCCATGTATGACTGTCTTGAATATGAGGATGGTTCGAAGTCTCCGTGGACCGTTGAGCGGATTAAGGAAGTTGAGGCGGATTGTAAATCGGAAGCTGAAGTGTTGCGAAGGGTTCACGGGCGTTTTGTTAAAGAAGAAGGCCGGACTTACCATACTTTTTCTCCAAGCCGTCATTACGTAACGCCTTTTGCAATTCCGGATAACTACATTCGTTACTCGGGCGCTGACATCGGGAGCGGTGGGGAGACCGGACATCCAAGTTCCCTGGTTTGGGTGGCGGTTCGTCCGGATTACAAGATGGGTTATGTCTATAGAACGTGGCGCGGGGACGGTATTCAGACCACCTCGGGGGATGTTTTGGATAAATATGCGGAGATGACTCCTCACGGGGAAAGTTTCGCTTTGCAGAGATATGACTGGGCTGCAAAAGATTTTGGAACAATAAGTGATCGCCGGGGTGTGGGATTCACCAAGGCAAGTAAAGGACATGATCTTGGTGAGGGGATTTTAAATACTCTCTTGAGAAATGATATGCTCCAGATTTTTGATACTGACGCCAACCGAAAGTTGGGGATTGAGATGTTGAATCTCCAAAAATCCACCCCAAAAAACAAAGCAAAGGATGATCTGTGTGATGCCACAAGATACGCAACAGTTGACATTCCCTGGGACTTTACCTGGATCAAAGGTGGAGTTGAAGAAGAGACGGCGAAAGCCCAGGGGCAGAAAATTACGCTCCCAAGAACCAAAGAAGAGTGGAACAGATACCACGACAAGCAAAGACAAGACTCCGCCGACGCCCGCAAAGCCCCTACTGAGCAAAGCTGGGCTGATGAACTCAATGCAGACATCGCCTTCTGGAATGAATTTGCCGGGAACTAAACACTTTTCAGCATCTGATCTCTGTGAGATCATCAGAGCATGTGCAGAGTCGGGAGTTTCGGAGTTGAAAATCCCGTCGGCACGGATCAGATTCGGCACCACGCCAAGCACCCAAGGGATTGGGGCTTCTCCTGATAATCGGGTGATCACGGCAAATATTCCGGGGACGGAAGTGGATCAAGACCAAGCACAAGAAACATTTGTAACAGCGATGCAATCGCGGATGGATGAAGAGCTAAAGCACACTCAACGGTTGATGGATAGCCCGTCCGGTTTTGAGGATGATATTGTCGAGTCCTTGTTTAATCCAGAGGAAAACGCTTAAGATCTCGTGGGGGGATGAATGAAGTTACCTAAGAATAAAGAAGATCTAAATCAACTTTACCACGACGCAGAGAGTGTGGATAAAGAGTTGTACGCTGAAATGCGCTCCAATGTTCTTCTTCAAGCCGGTGAGCATTACTCAAAAACCGTAGTTCGAAGCCCTGCAGCCCACGTTCGAAACTCGGCCCGGTCCACTGAGACCATGAAGCTCAGGCTTACCAAGAATCTGATCCACCGAGTAACAAGAACCTATGCCAATGCAATTAACGAAAAGGCTCCTGGGGTAACTTGCACACCTTCTAATGAAACGGAGATGCAAGATCAAAAGGATGCTGAGCAAAACAAGAAGGTTATTGATTACGTTAATCGTAAACACAAGATGAAGCAAAAAAAGCGCGACTGGGTCGATGAGTACATCACTATTGGGGAAGTAGCGACCAAGGTGTTTTGGGATCCTAATAAGGGTGAGCTTCTAGGGTATGAGCAAAAGCTCGATGACGCCGGGAGCCCGCTTTTCACTACCCCAAATGGAGAAGAGACGACGGAACCCGGCCTCATCAACCCACTTACGGGTGAGCAGCAGCAATTTGAAGCCGTTCCCGATAAGTCGCTTCCTCAATACAGTGGGGATTTATGTTTTGAGCCTTTATATGGGTTTAATCTCTGGCGTGATCCGGGTGCAAAGAGCATGGATGAGTCTCCATACATCGGAACTCGGAAAATGACTTCTCTTGGGGCTTTAAAAGCTCAATATCAGCATGATGAAGAGAAAATGAAGATGCTCAAAGCCTCTAATGGTAGGGATTTTGTGGTTTTTGATTCTTCAAAGTCGGTTTACGAGAAAAAAGAGAAGTGGACGCTTGTAAAGGAGTGTTACTGGAGGCCGTGTCAGCAGTATCCGGAAGGGTATTTCTTTATTTGGACTGAAGAAGGCATTTTAGAGCAGGGGACTCTTCCGTATGGATTATTTCCAATCAAGTGGAAGGCGTTTGACAGATATGCGTCTACTCCGCGTGGCCGTTCTATTATTAAAGTGGTTAGACCATATCAAGCAGAGATCAACAGAGCCGCAAGTCAGCGAGCAACTCACGGAATTACACTTGCTGATGATAAAATCATTTACCAGGCTGGAACTACCCTTGCCCCGGGTGGGCTCTTGCCAGGAGTACGAGGAGTTACTTATCAAGGAGCTCCGCCGACTATCCTCCCTGGACGCACGGGAGATCAGTTCTCCGGTTACATTCAAGAAGAAAAAGCGGAGATGTATGAAGCGGCGATGGTCGCTGAAGAAAGTCAGACCGAACAACAAAACCTAGACCCCTACACGCTTCTTTTTAGAACTATGGGGCAGCAGGCTAAATATAAAAAATATGTGGAACAGTTCGAGGAGTTTTTAATCGAAGTGTATGAGTTAGTCCTTGAACTTCTTCGCTATTATTTAAGCGACCAAGATCTTGTGCGAATTCTGGGGACCAAAGAACAAGGGAATCTTCCAGAATTTCGGAAAACCACTCCACAGACTTTTAGAATTGTCGTTAAGGCGCAGAGCGACACAATTGATACGCAGATGGGTAAACAGCTTACGTTCAACCATCTTCTTCAATACATCGGGAAGGATCTTAAGCCTGATCAGATTGGGATGATCGTTAAGAATATGCCTTTTGTAAATAATGAGGAGATGCTCTCGGATCTCACCATTAATTATGAAAATGTTAAAAATGATATGCTTGCCCTGGAGCGTGGGGAGCAACCACAGATAAGTCAGTACGACGATAATGAATATTATGTTCAGAAGCTTACCCACCGGATGAAGCAAGCTGATTTTAAATACTTAAACCCACAAGTTCAACAAATGTATCAGCAATTTATGCAGATGCATCAGCAACAAATTACTCAGAAACAAGAAGCGATTCAACAGGCTCAGAAGGATGACATCCCAGTGGGTGGCGCGATGATTACGCTGAGTATGCGTATGCCGAGCGAGGATGGCAAAGGATCAAAGCAAGTGCGCTTGCCTTATAACTCCGTCATGGCTTTAATTGAACGTCTTGAACAGCAAGGACATAGTTTGAAGAATCTTGAGGACATGAACTCAGGAGCTCTTGCGGAGATGGCAACGCAGATGCAGAATCAACAGAGTCAGCAAATGGGTCCAAGTAACCAAGGCACAATGCAGAATGGATATTTAAGTTAACAAACCAAAAACTAAGGAGAAGCACCGATGCAAGACCCCACAATTAATTTAGAGGATGAAAATTCCGAACAAGCGCCCGTAATCGAGATGGATGGATCTGCGGAGCCTAAGCTCAACGAAGATCCAGTGGAGACACTGGACAATGAGAAAACTGGTACCGAGGAAGGTACAGATTCTTCTGAAGTTCCTGAGCCCGGAATTGACTCAGATCCCGAGCCCACAGAACTTCCCAAAGGTGCTGCGGAGAAGGATGAACCGGCTGAGCCCGTCGAGTTTAAAACCGATTATAAGTACAAAGTGCGCGATGAAGAGCATGAAATTGAGGAGTGGGCGCGACCTTTCATTAAGGATGAGGATACGCTTAAACAGTTTAAAGAACTATATACTCGCGGACATGGCTTAGCTCTGGCAAAGGAAGAACGGGATACTTATAAGGGTAAATTCACAGACCTAGAACAAAGTATTAATAAGGTAACTGACATTGTTCAGGAATATTATAATCACCCTAGTGATTCTGTGGCTGTTGCCAACACTGCACGCAAATTTATTCAAGAATTAGGTTTGCCACAAGAAATGTTTATGCAGTACGCTTTAGAAGAATTTAAGTATCGACAGCTTTCACCCGAACAGAGGACTGCTATTGATGCTCAAAGAGCTCAGCAACATCAGATTGCTACTTTCCAAAAGAGTCAAAAGACTTTAGAGGAACAGAATCACGATTTGATAGTTGAGCGTAATAATCTTGAACTTGACCGGAGTTTGGCTGAACCCCAGGTTTCAGGACTGGTTCAGGAGTATGACTCCAGAGTGGGAACACCGGGAGCGTTTAGATCAATGGTTATCCAGCGAGGAATCGCACATGGTAATCGCAACGTTATTAAACAGCCGCATGAGGTTGTTTCAGAGGTTGCACAAGAGTTGGGTAAAATTCTCCAGGGGACTGGAATGCAAGCTGGCCAAGTGGGAACACCGGGCGCACATACACCACAACAAAAGAAAACGTTTTCTGCGGCTGATTTACAGCAACAGAGACAAAAGCCAGTTTTACCGAATATCTCGGGCCAAGGCGGCGTATCCCCTGTTAAGAAGGGATATACTTCTCTGGACCAAATTCGGGAGCGTTACAAAGAACTTTCAGCACAGAGCTGAACAAACCATTTAGGGGAGAAACATTATGGCAACTCGAAGAAGTTTTCAAAACATGTTAAACGAATACCTTCCGAATAAACTACTCAAAGAAGAGTTGATTAAACGGGACTATCTATTAAAAAATTCACAGAAGGACGAAGGCTGGAAATCTGGGAAGCTCATCGTACCTTTCAAAGCTGCGGGCGCAAGTTCTGTACGTATGGGTAAACTTACTCGTGCTGATGATATTGGCCAAGACCAGTATGTCCGTGGATCTATTGATGACTACGTTGAGGCGTGGGGATCAATGATTTTCAACCACAGAGATCTTCAAGAGCATGATGGCAAAATCAAGGACACTACGTTCCTTAAGATCTTGCCTGACACTATCGAAGATTTTATGGATTACATGAAGATGGTTGTATCGATTCAATTAGGTACTGGTCCTCACTTCTCGACTCCTCAAGCTGACGGTACAGGCGCCGGTGAGATCGAAGTAAACCATATCGACAGATATTGCTTGCGTCAGAAAATCACTATTAAAGGTGATGCTTTGGCTGCGACTGACTTTTACGTGATCGCAATTGATCTTAACGCAGACACCATCACGGTATCAGCCACTCGTGGCGGGGCTCCTGCAGATGCGTCTATTGTTTTGACTGCGGATAACGCTAAGGTCTTCACTGACGATGCTGATGAGACTTTCTTTACCTCTGCAAGAAGCGCCCTTTTAACACCTGCAAACGGTGGTTCTGCGACTCTTCACGGTCAGAGCAAAGTTGCTTACCCGTATCTTCAGGCGATCAACATTGATGGATCTGGCTGGACGGCAACATCAATTCTTGATGACCTTTTTGATGGTTACACTGAAGTCCGTAAAAAGGCTCGTGGCGGTGCAAATGAGATCATTTGTTCTTACACAATTGGTGGAGCGATCCTTAAGCAGATCGAAAATCGTGGTTCTGCGACTGCAAACCACAACGTATCTGTTATGGATAAAAAAGCGTCTCTTTACGGTTGGGATGAAGTACTTATCTCCACAGTAAAAGGAACTCTTAAAGTTGTAATGATCCAAGAGTGGGATGATGACATCCTCTGGTACCGTGATCCTAAGAGTCATACTTTCCGTACTAACAAGTACATCCAGAAGCATAAGACTCCCGATGGTAACGAGTACTACCCTGTACGTGCCGAGGAAGGATACCAGTACATCTGTGATTCTTTCCTTTACGGTGAGATGGAGTGGACTAAGCCGGGTAAAAACGGAATGGTTTACGGAATCAATCCAGCGAACTTCTAGTTTAGAAGGGGGCTCTTAGAGCCCCTTTTTTTAATTTTTACGGGGGGATCATGTCTCATAAAGACGGTTTAACACCATCACGAACGTCGCTTTTAAAATCCAATAAATACCAGCAGGTAAAACAACATATTATTTACGATGCGAATAATCGCCCGTTATTTGTTTTTACTGCACCTATTGATGCTGTAGATCAGGCGCCATGTACTTGCACGGAATATGTTTATCTGGGAGCTTCTTCCACTTTGGTAAGATCACGTCAGGAACGTGAATACCGTTGGAAGGCTGTTTGGGAAGATGGATTTACTTTTGATGGGGCCGTAGATTACGACTCTGATGGAGACGGCATTTTATGAGTATATTTGAAAAGGAAAGATGGGAAGTCTGGAACTTACATCAACATCCTTACAAGCATAGTCTTGCCGAATTTTCATATGTCAATGACGCCTTACCGGGCGTTTCTAACGTTGAATCAGCGTTAAATTATATTTTGGCTGTGTTGTACCCCAATGCAAAGCCAGAGGTTGCCACTCCAGGTGACCTACCTACTACAGGTAACTCAAATGGGGATTATAGAATTGTAACGGATGACGGGGACGGGAGGTCCGCCGGTTATAGATGGGAGCAAAGAGAAGGTGACGTAACCCCTTCTTGGTATAAAATTTTCGACGTCGATTGGTCTACCGAGGCTATATTGTCATCTCTCACAGATGTTACGGATATTAAATATGTTTTTTCACAAGGGAAGCAAGATCTAGATAGTTCGGGCACTCCCATTTCCGGGTTATACGCAGGGCAAAGAATCTTTGGTGGAAGTGTTGCGGGCGAGAGCCTCACACTAAATGCGAACTCCGGTGACGGCACGGGAGCACAAAGTGGTTTTGTACAAATTGATTCAGCATTTCGTCCAACATCGGATGATGCCTATGACCTTTCGACACTCACCGAGAGGTGGAGAAACGCCTACTTCTCTGGACTTATTAACATCGGAACTATGGACATTTCTCCTGGTTCTATTGTTGACTCTAGTGGTGCTATCTCTTTTGCCGACACGGCGTTAACCACTACTGGAGCCATAACGGCTTCTTCTTTGGTTTCAACAGATGGAACAGATTCTGCGACCCTGGTACCAGGGAGCTATACTGACACGACTGGAGCGGTTACTTTCGGTGCGGCGGCTTTAAGTACGGCAGGCGCTCTAGGTGCTGGGGTTGCAACCTTTACGAGCGCCAGCCACGATGTGGTGATAAATCCGGATAATGGTTCGGGCCGATCCGTCATATCATCCACACAAGGAGCTATCGACTTCTTGGATGCAGATCTTTACACGACTGGAGCCCTGAATATTGGCTCACTCGGTGTGGATAACCTTTTTCTAGATGGAAATACAATCGGATCAACCTCGGGGAATATTAATATTATTCCTGATGGGATGGGGATTGTTTCAGTTCAGAAACCGCTTCATACTTTTGCTCAGATGGTTACGGGTCTTTTTACTCTTATGGGTGGATCCGTACAAGTGGGGACGGCTTCAATTACTGGAAGCCTCGATGTTGATAACATCAATATTAATGACAATACAATTTCAGCGACAGACACCGATGGCGATATTACTTTATCGCCTTCAGGAACGGGTTCTGTATCTGTAAACGGGTTATTAAAACCTGCACCTGGAGGGCCGTATGATTTAGGGACTTCTAGTCAGCGTTGGGGTGAGCTCTTTTTAAGTGAGGGAATTTCAAATGGCACAGATCAGATCAGTACTGGAGCTTTGCTGGCTTTACGTTCTAACATTTATCGCGATGTTGCTGGGACTATCCCGGCTGAGACTGGTGATGGTATTTTCTTTGATGCTGTTAATGGGGTATGGCTTGCATCGGTGCCAGACACAGAGTTTAGTCACGGAGCCGTTTCAGGTTTACTGGATGGAGACGCCGGACACACCCAATTTACCATGCTCGCCGGACGCGCCGGTGGACAGGTTATTCAAGGCGGAGTTGCTCCAAGTGAGACCCTTGTGTTGGAAAGTACCTCTGATGTTGCCAAAGGCCAAGTTTTAACTAAAGACAGCTTCTTTGCTTTCACCGATGCCTTGTATAATGCGGGCGTGTGGGAAGGCCTTGATATTGGTGGCCCCACGAATAGATTCCGGGACGTGTACACTGCGGGTGAGTTTAAAGGTTTTCGTTTTGAAAACGTAACGAGTGCGACATTACCTGCAGCTTCTGTGCAGAACCGTGGAAGAATTGTCTACAATTCTGATAACAATAAAGCTTTAGTTGATACAGGGATGGCGTTTAAGACTCTAGGTGTATCGAAGTTTGTTCAGGATCAAGCGATGAACGGTATCGATCTCACAAGGGACGTGGATGTCTCAAGTGCGATTGAGGATGCAAGACGTGCACAGTTTGAGCTTCTGGATAACGCAAATGATTTTGAGAAAATGTATGTAACATTAAAGGCTATTTCAGCCACAACAATTCGCATCGAAACAGTGACGCCATTACCCGTTGGGTCTTATCGTCTAATAGTGATTGAGTAGGGGAGATTTATGCAAGTTTATGGTGAGTTAATTAAAGCGGGCGCTGAGAACTTAGCGGCTGATCCAGCGGGAGTTGATCTTTTTGCTGGACGTATCTGGTATAACTCCGCTGACGGAGTTTTTCGAGGTTACAATGGCACGAGTATCATTGAGTTTGGTGACACGACCACAGAGCAAAATTTTGAGAACGTTTTATTAACGGGATCAGAAGTTACGGATTTTAGTCAGTTCGCACAGCAAACCGACACGCCATCATTACCACCTGCGGGTCAGACACGGATTTATCCAAAGACGGATGGAAGGTTCTACCTCCTGGATTCTGAAGGGAATGAGACCCCACTTGGAAGTGGTAGCGGGAGTGGCGCAAAAAACTATATCGACGAACTTAGCTCTAATATTGAGAACACAACAGGTGACTGGCAAGCAGGCGCAGGGCTTACTCTGAGTACGACAGATGTTGCCGGCGAGTTCTTAGTAGGTGCGAGTTCTCTTAAAATTTCCAAAGACGCCGACGACAGAGGTGGGGAACTCGTATCTATTTCGACGACGACAATTGATCCGGCTGACAGAGGAAGAGTTCTTTACGGTTCTCTTGAGTTTAACCCTATCGCTGGGTATGAGTCCGGTGATTTTATCATCGAAGCTTACGACGTTACAAATTCTGCGATTTTATACAGCGGGGTCGCTGCAGACTTAGAAATTCTTAATGCAAAAGGTAAAGCATATTGGATTACGCACACTGAAGATACGACAGAGCAAATTGAGTTACGTTTAAAAGTGAACACTGTTTCGGCAACGGCTTTTGACGTGGTTATTGATGACATTAAATTTGGTCCAGCTACAGTTATTCCCGGCACTCCGACAAATACAGTAGTAACTAAGTTTTTAAGCTCAGATATTACGAGCGCGGATGAAGGTAACGTTATTAGCGACTTAACGTTTACAGGCCTCGTCGTAGGGAAGAGATATGAAATTCGCGGGCAATTTGGGTTTACTGTTGCTCAGAACGGAACGCCTGACAATATAGACGTAGTCGCGCAACAGAACGGTGTAACGGTTGCTCGTACAATTGCGGCGGCAGAATTTAGCGGTGGGGTTGCTTTCATAATCGCCTCTATGAATCAAACTTTTGTAGCTACAGATACGACATTAGTTTTTAGGGGGTTTTCTATAAACGTTAACTCCAGAATTGTTGGCGGCCAAGGTACAGATAGAACTTTTGTAGAACTTGAGAGAAGATATAATCTGGATGCTCCTGGAGCCGTAACTACAAACACACTTTCTACTTCATCAGCGATGATGACCGCAGTTACTAACACGACGCTTACACACGCTGTGAGTGGACAATGGGAGACTATTATTTACCCGGTGGCCTTTAAGGACTCGCACTCAGGTTATAATGGCACTACAGGAGAGTACACTTGCCCTGCAAAAGGTAGAGTGTTTTCTACGTCAACAGCCGGATTTAATGCAAACGCTACTGGCTCACGGCTTATGCGAATCGTAAGAAACGGGAACCCTGAGCGGGTCTTATTTTCAAGCGAAACTGTTGCCTCAACGCAAATGTATTTCAACGGTACGGGTATATTAGAGGTTGAAAAGGGTGATGTTCTAGAAATACAGGGTTGGCAAAACTCTGGTGGATCTTTAAACTATGTGTCTGCTACCATGTTCTGGGACCTTGCGTACCTTCCAGACTTAACGGTGATGGGTGTAGTCCGAAACGATGAGTTTTTAATTTCTGAAAATATCATACAGAATATTCTTCCTGTACAGCCGATCAATACTTGGTTTGATTTAGATCCGGGTTGGTTCTTAGATGTTCCTGAAGGAGAGTGGATTTTAGACGCAGCGGCTTTTTTAGGTGTTTCGAGTGTGAACACCAACGCCACAGTTTATGCGACTACCGTTCTTTCAACGAGCGCGACAGCGTCGGGCATTACTCTCGCAAATATTGTGGCCTTCAATAAAGGGATCGCAGCGGGTAATGGAGCGGACGCGAACTTCAGGCAAGCAAGATGGCAACATGTCGGAGTACACACAGAGAAGTTTGTAACTTCTGGGGAGCGACTAAAGATGTACGCCTTTTCGGGCAATCTTTCCGGAGCGACTCAAGCGCAAATTACGTTAAGAAACGACGTAGGGAATGCCCTAGGTAAAGGCTTTATTTCTGCAAGGAGATTAAAATGAGTACAACTAATCACGTAATTCAAGATTCCCCGGGTGTATTTACTGTTCGTCCTTCGAGTGGTTTTCAACCCATCAATTCAGTAGGCGTAGTGCCTGCAGAGATTCCTTTTGAGGACTGGCGATTCATTACGGCGACTGAAGGACAGTACGGCGAGTATGTCATCTCCGTTGATGAAGCAAAGAAGGCTGAGGCCCTGGCTGCAAAGCAAGTTGAGGATGATTCCCGCTCTGCTTATCAGGCCTTAGAGACAGACATTTACGATGAGATGTACAAAGTCTTTGGAACTAGACGTGCTGACACGGCCAATGCAGATTATGAAACCTGGAAGGATATGAAGGTAAACGCTAGCAAGTATTCAGGTTTAGGATTAAAGGTCCGCTCTCAAGTGGACGATAGTAGTGGGGTGGAGTTGTTTAGTCCTGGATCCGCCCTAGATACTGATGGTAAAATTATCTCGTACGCCACCCGCAAGGTTGAGCAAGCAGAGGAATACGCCGTTTACAGAATTAAGCGAAAACAAGAGTTCATGGATTCAAAATCATAAAAAGGAGATTCAAATGAAATCAAGTAAGAAAAAAGCGACTACACCCGCTGAAGTTAAAGAGCAAGCTGTAGACAAAGCGATGGAAGTCAAAGATGACGCCAAAAAAGTCGAAGCGAAAAAAGAAGAGCCTAAAAAAGAAGAAGCTCCTAAAGTCGAAGAGAAAAAATCAGAGGCTCCAAAGGCGGCTAAAAAGGGGAAGACCACCAAAGCGGTAAAAGATGATTCCAACATGGGAACTTTTCTTGAGGGCGAGGACATTGAACTTAAAGATTTAAAGTTTGTCGTTAAAGAAGTAACGGGTCTTGAAGTTGTTTTGAAAAGAAAAGACTTTAGATAATGGAAGAGATGATCGGTAAAATACCGGCTTGGATCCAGGGAATATCTTTAGCATTTTCCGGAATCGTGATGGTCGCCACAGCGGCGGCCCGTCTCACTCCGACCAAAAAGGATGACAAGTTCGTCCTTGGGGCTAAAACAACTCTGGATAAAGTTCTCGCGTGGCTTCCTACTATTGGGGTAAACCCCCACACCAAAAAGGTAGAGGAAAAGCTTCAAGAGATCGAAGAATCTAAAGCGTGAGTAAGATTATCGCAGTCATTGTAGCCGTCCGGGATATTATTTATGCCGTGATGGCTTTTGTTACGCGAGTAAAGAAAGAGAAGAAAAAAAGCGAGATCAAAGAAGCAAAGGATGATGCTCTTGAAGAACAGGATCAAAGAAAACTTGAAGAAGCTCTTGGTGGTGGCGGGAAGCCTACTAAGCATAAGTATTCTGGGATGTTCACACGCAAGCGTAAAGACAGATCATGAATTGTGGCTTATCGATCCCGAGGACACGTCTCTTTACAGAATTATTGAAGGGGACATCGAAGAAGTAATCCCTATAAAAGATAATGAGACCATGAGGAAATTCATGTGTATCTCAAAGGAAGAAGCCAGCGAGATTATAGATCAAGTTGTTGAGAAGGGGAAATAAATGTCGATTGAACTTCTTTTGGATCCTATTCCACAGGCCCCAAACTTTACCTGGGCGGAGACACTTTATCTTCCTTCCATGAACATCCACGCCATTCCTGATCCCGAGGTTATTAAGAACATTAAAAAATTCGCCTCCAAAGTACAGCGTGTTCGGAAAATCCTAGATCGACCTATGTTGATCACGAGTTGGTGGCGACCACCCAAATACAATACATATATCCGAGGGGCTGCACAGAGCTGGCACACCACGGGCGGAGCCTGTGATTTCAGATGTCCGGGTATTGAGGCGGATGAGATCCGCAGATTATTAAAACCCCACCTAAGCAAGTTGGGTCTTAGGATGGAAGATCTTCCGGGTTCAAACTGGGTACATATTGATAACAAACCAACACGAGGAAAACGGTTTTTCAAACCGTAGGGGATAAGTATGATTATTTTAAGTAACGGATATAGAAAACCAGAGGTGGGTGATTTCGGTGACGTGTGGTTCCCCGCTCTTGAGGATAACATTGAGCGAGTGAATGCTCACACCCACAATGGGTCTGACTCCCCTTTGATCCCCTCATCCAGTATCACAGGAGTTGTTCAACAGATCACAGCGGCTGAGTTTGTACCGAACACAGGGACATTCACTGCAGGCCGAGCGTTTAAAACTACTCTGGTGGTAGCGGGTGGCTCTGTGAGTGTTGCAACCAAGGCTGTGATTATTCGGGATAACGTTACACGGAATCCTATTTACATGGAATATGAGCAAGTGAGTAATACGCAGATTGATATTTTCACTCCGATTGTTCGCGACATTGAGGTTTTACTAGTATGATCCAGACTCAGCCCTTAGAGGTCGAAAATTTCACAGGTGGAATTACAGATTATTTTGTGGATGGCCGTCCTGACCAGGCTGAGATCATGGATAACTTTTTCCTCAATCCAAACCGCAAGCCGTTTACTCGGTGGGGATCCGAGTTGTTTTTGGATGCGCAGATTCCTTTGGGTCAATTCCGAGTTTCTAAATTGGAGTTTCTAAATGATGTATTATTTACGTTTGCTGAAAGACGGATTTATGAAGGCGTGGCGACGACTCCGGTCTCCGGCCCCGGCGGAGGTAACGTCTTCAGTGTCGGCGACACTAATTCTATCATCACAAGTTCTGAATGGCAGGGGCAGTTATTTCTCACAAACGATTCATATTCCAGTCCCCAGAAATTGTACCGAGACGATGCGGGACAATATCAACTCCGCAATGCGGGATTGCCTCCATTCAATAGCACAGGATTATCACTCACACCTACTACAGGAACAGCAGAATCATATCTCTACTCTTTCGTTTACAAATACACCTACCAAGTCGATGACGTCACCTACACCGACAGAAGCGCCGTCTACCAAAGCGAAGTTATCTTATCGGACGCAATCGACGTCGGGAACCCTGTAAATATCACGCTTCCAACCATCTTAGCCTCGGTTGAGAACTGGGATGAAGCAAATATTGAAAAAGAGATCTATAGATCCACAAATGGTGGGGTGGATTTTTTCCTTCTCGCTACAGTGCCGATGAGTCAGGCGACTTATGTTGATGAGGCTCTGGACGCAGACATTACAAATGGTTTGGGACTTTATACAAACCAAGGGGCTCTTCCATCTTTGGATGCGCCACCAAAATCTAAGTATGTGCATGTTGTAAATAACCTGGCTTATTACGGCAATCTTCAGACCGATGCCAGCGATGATGAGTACCTTGTAAGGCAATCTGTTCCTGGAGATCCGGACTCAGTGCCCGAGTCTTTCTTTGCTCGTGCTGAGCAACGGATCACAGCGGTTACAAGTATTTTTGATCGACCGATTGTAATGTGTGAGAAGTACATTTACCGCATCGATAATATTATTACAGCATCGGGTACAGGTAATATGGATCTTCGAAGGATCGATGACCGTGCGGGGTGTGTATCTCAAAACTCTGTGGTTCGAACTTCAAAGAGTGGTTTGTTCTGGGCTGGCGACGTTGGATTTTATTGGTCCGATGGATTCTTAGTTAAACATATCAGCACGCACTTAAACGACACCTATAAGGCGTTCGTACAAAATGCTGATCGTAGACGTAGAATCCAGGGGACCTATGACCCTTCCAATGAGCGAGTGATCTGGAGTGTCTGTCGCGACGATGGAACCAATGAGCCGGACATGTGTATGGTCCTGGATCTGAAGTGGTTTGATCCCAATAGCGACACGAATCCGTTTACGACTCTTTCAGGTGGGACTTCGTTTAGGCCCACAGCATTGGCTGAGAACAACAACTTCATCTATAGGGGCGATACGCGGGGTTATGTCTTTGAACATCGTCCTGACCTATTTTCAGACCCTAGAATTGATGTAATCATCAACCCGTCATTGTGGGAACGTCAGACCATCATTCACACGTACAAATCGTGCTTCTTAGATTTTGGATCTAAGTTCATGCGAAAAATTGTAACGAGACTTTTGATCAGTGCTGAGAACAAAACGAATCTTTCCCTGGCGCTTGGATCTTCAAACGATAATAACCGAGTCACCGGGGATCTTGCTCCCATTAGGTATACTTCTAATATTACGTGGGGTGATGATCTTCCCTTATGGGGTGAGCCGACGGCCCAGTGGAATGCGCAGGGTTTAGTTGAGGAGTGGAGACGTTTTCCAGCCCGTGGACTTCGCTGCAATTATAAGCAAGTGACCATCACCAATGCAGAGGTAATCATTGTGAATTCCGAGCTCCTGGGTCAAGTAACCGTTGATCCCGTGAATCGCACAGCGACTTTGAGTGGTACCTCCAGGTGGCTCAATGATTCCGTGGATTACTTCATTTCGTTTAGCCATGACGATTGCCAGGAGAAGTTCAAGATTTTGCAGCGGACAGATACCTCTATTGTATTTGAGGATAACCAGAACACAGCGCCGACCGGAAATTTCGACTGGCAAATAGTGGGTCAACCTAAAGGGGAAGTTCTTTTGCTGAACGGGTACGTTATTCACTGGGCAATGCTGTCTAAATCGCACACACCATTTAGTGCGGGAAGTCTTAGAACTTTTATCGCTTAAAGTTGTATCTAGAGACGTTTTTAGATGGAGTTGATCTTAGTGGCGGGGGTGGTGGTTCTACTAATGTCACAAATATTATCAACCAGAGTACTAATAATTTTACTATCAAAAACACCCTTATGATCGCGCCTAATGAGACTTTGGTCGTGGATAGGTTATCGCCAAATTCTTTTATATGTTTAGACTACTTGGTTGCTTTTGAGATGCCCGCAGAAAATGCCGTTCAAACTCTAAAGATGTTCGTCGGTCAAGACGATGGAGTATATGAAGAACAGGTATACGCGATTTCGGGCCACGACCTATGTATCCTAAAGACTACCCAAATTACAGCTGGAGTCTATGAATTGGTCTTTACCAATCAAGAGGCCCACCCCGTGACGCTAACCTTTCTTAGAACGCTTATCTAAAGGAGATAAAAAGATGGCTATTAAGAATTTTAAGGTGGCAAAAGGATTAATGATCCTAGATGACCCGGCTTCCTGTGGGAATGCTCGTGGTTTAATTTATGGAGATATGATCCCTGGAGGTAATACTGAGCCACAGGAAGATGATGCTGGAATTGGGATGATCTACGTAAATACCACCAACGGTGATATTTATAAAAAAGTGGCTGATTCAGATCCTTCTGTCCCAACCGACTGGGAAATTGTTGGTGCTGATGCAGGTGTAACGGTTAGTCCTGTGACGTCTACTGAAACTATTGATTGTATTATGGTTGATTTTGTTAAAGGTGCTGAGTGGGAAGTAGCGGTTGAAGATGTTGCGGCTCCAGAGAACAAGATTTTCTATAAGGTATTTGCTGGTCACAACGGTACGGATGCAGCGGATGCAACGTCTACTGATTTTACTGCTTTTGCTCACCTTTGTTTTGGTACTGAGCCACAGCACGGTCTTGATGTTTCACTTACAGGTGCGGGCGCAGCTCAGCAAATGTGTGTGACTGTTGGTTCTGGCTTAGCTGCTGGGGTATCCGTAACTGTCCGCAGAACGGATATTAAGTAATGAGTTTTGATTCGTCCCGCGCATTTGATGTACGTAATGGAGTCGCTGTAAAAGGCGGCGTGGGATTTTATTCTGGGGCGGGGACACCGGTAGGGTGTCAGGCTCCTTTAAATTCCACCTACAGAGATAAAGATAGTTTAAATGTATGGAAAAAAACAGGTCCACTGGATACTGAGTGGACGTTACAATCCAGTTCGGATCCTTTTGAGAGGGCTTTATTTGATGGCTGCACACCGCTATTTGATAAAGATGAAGCAACTGGCGAAGTACAGTTATTGGAGGATTGTTAATATGGGAAAATGTCATATCACAAGGTTTGCAGGGCCACCAACGGAGGCTCCTTTAGAGACGGGTCACCACTGGGTGGACACCGCAAATAATGAAACATACCTTTCAAAGGGGACGGGGAGTGTTGCTGACTGGCAAATGGTTTTAAACCCTAATAATATTTCCCAGGCCCAAGTAGGTCTTGGTAACGTGGATAACACTTCGGATGCGGATAAGCCTGTGAGTACGGCGCAGCAATCTGCCTTAGATACAAAATACGATGCCTCCAACCCCGATGGGTTTCAGGATGCAGCGCAAGTTTCTGCGGCTGTGCAGACCTTAGCGGACACAATTTCTGCAGAGCAGACCACACAAAATGTAGCCACGACTGCGGCTGCGGCTTTAGGTACAGCGGCGCAGGTCTCGGCGGACGCGGCTCAACTTAGTATAGATGATCACCTAGGGGATTTAGATAACCCCCACGACACAAGTTTTCTAGGTTTAACGGATATAATACCGAACGCCTTCCCTGGCGGAGACCGCTTCTTTGCTCTAAAAACAAACGCTGCGGGGACGGGGATTGAGCTTTTTGAGCTTTTTGAAGCCGATGCTGTCCGGACCGATCCACTGCTTAATCAAACCACAACGTTTGCGCAATATCTTTCTCTCACTGTGGATGTTCCTGTGACAGGGGACTACCTTTTCATGCTCAGTCAAACAACATCGATTAATTCCATTACCGTAAACTTTGAATCCCACATTTTAAAAGATGGGGGTTTCTTTTTGATAAACCATGTAGAAAATAAAGACTCTGGCGGCACGGGGGTTACTGTTCCAAACACCACGGGTGGGACAACTAATACAGGGACCGATCAGATGATTACAACTACAGGGTTTAAAAGGTTCTCTCTAACTGCAGGAACGCATACGTTTACTTTGGAATTTAGAGGACAGGCCGCAAACCAGGAGGCGACAATCTACGCCGCCGAAATGTATTTAAAAAGGGTGGTGAGATAACATGGTAAACTTAGAAGAAGAGTATAGTATTTCCGAATTAGAAGATAAACTACTAGCGTCCTATCCTTTGGTGCAAGGCAATTGGGTACTTGACCGTGGCGCAAACACGATTAAAAACTATGTGGATCAGGTCGACGGAAAAGTAAAAATCCGTGAGGAGTATACCTATACTTGGGATGAGGGGGACCGCTTTGTCCAGGATTTTCACAAGACCATTTTGTGGTACACAAATAGTGGGGATGTGCTCCACACTCGCAAACTTAAGCGTGAATCGATCACACCTAAAAAGCTAAAAGAAGTCAATCGAGCTATATGTCAGGGTCGCCTGGATTACCTTGAGACTTCAGCAGATAACCTTAGAAAAACAGCTGAAACACTTCCTGAGCCTTTAAAGAGTCAGTACATTCAAGTCGCAGATAGTATTGATTTTCTTTTTAAGCACTACAAAGATGAGACCACCGAGTACGTGTCTAGACAGACCATGGCTTTTGAGACGGCCATCATTAAAGACGCAGCTCACGTAGATGGGTCTTTGCTTGTCAAAGTAAATGGGTATCCTACACCTGAGAGTCAGGCCGCAGAGGCTCATGCGCAAACGATAAAAGCAATTCTACACATTCCAGTTCGTCAACCCGATGAAGATTTTCCAAACGGTCTGACTGTTAAGACTTCAATCCTATATCAACTGAGAAAAGAGGTTCCATAATGTGGATTCTATATATCCTTAGCACAGCGTTGTTCCTGGTTCCAATGCTTGTAATTCTACTATATGCGGCTGCGCTTTATGTTTTCATTGCAGCCCCTTTACGTTTAGTCAGTAAGCTAGTGGAGCATGAGTCCCAGAGAAGACTCATCGATAGCCGTGGTATTCAGAGATACCGTGGTTATGGATGGAAGGTGGGAATTTATGCAAGAAACATTGCCCTATCTATTCCAGATCAGGGGATTGCTTCCTTTCTAGGACAGAGCCCTGATGTGTCGCTGTCAGAATCTTTGGGACTTGCTGCGCGGGTACATGAGACTGGCGATGGGAACACGAGCAAGTTCGTCCTAGCCTTTGGTAAGTTTGTGGATTGGTTGTTCTGGAATCCGCTTTGGAAAATTGAGCAAGATCATATTCGCCAGTCCCTTGATCCTGGGGAGAAATTCTATAATACTTTAACTCACTGGCATTTTACTGATTCAGATACTTATGCGAGGGATGTGACGAAATACATCAAAAAGGAGGCTTAATTGGCCAACCGAAAATATTGGACGCTTGCACAGATAAGAGCAAAGCTCAGAAGAGATCTAGATCTCGAATCTGAGCTTTTTGTGCGTCAGAGCGAGCTCGTGGATTACATTAACGAAGCCATTTCTGACTGCGAAGCGCTCATTCATAATCTATATGAAATGTATTTCCTGACCCGAACCACGATTAATATGGTCGCAGGCCAGGAGGAATATACTCTTCCAGAAAATATTTATGCCCACAAGATTGTGCGCCTTCTTTTTACTCAACAAAGCACGTCCTACAAGATCAAGCGTCTTGCTCCGGCTAAGATGTTCGAACGCTATGAGAGTCACATCACCAATAACACAAGTGATCTGTATGAGTATTTCCTGGAGAATCCTGTTGCTGCAGGTCCTCAGGTTATTATCGTACCTACGCCTAGAGACACCGGCCCCCTTATGCGGATGTGGTATATACGGCAAGCCAATCGTTTAGAAGTCGATACTGATGTCTGCGATATTCCAGAGTTTATTAACTTTATTTTCAAACATGTTAAAGTTAGTGTATACGAGAAAGAACTGCATCCGAATACAGTCGCAGCCAAGCAAGACTTAATGGCTTTAAAGACACTGATGGAAGGCACTTTATCAGCCGCCCAGCCCGATTCGGATAATCATATTGAGCCTGACTTAAGCTTTTACGAGGAGATGAATTGATGTTTAATTTAACAGACCCCTTTGGAATGAACGGCCTCACGAATTATCTACAACAACAGCAAGCTCAGTCTGCAGCCGATAACGCAAAACCAGTTCGTCCCGAATGGGAATCTCTTCTGGGTGCTGACGGTCAGCTTGGAAGTCAGTACCAAGCGGGGAACAACCTCAATACATCTTTTCTTGATCAAATGCGCGAAGATGGTCTTAGGAAACCAGGGGAGCAAAGCACTTGGCGTGGGCTTATGGAGCAACAGATCCAGGGACGTGCGGGCCAAGCGGCTGCAGGTGCCCAGGCTCAGACACAAAACGCTATGAGTAACATGGCAATGCAAGGCGGGCTTCGTGGTGGGGCTGCAGAACGTATGGCTTCCAGTGGTGCCATGAACGCTGCAAAAGCAAAGCAGGGTGTATTAGGCCAGAGGCTTCAGCTTGATATTCAAGACGAAACAATGCGTGGCCAACAGCTTGCCAACCTAGGTAATGCTGAAATGGGTGCAGCTCAATACCAGACCGGACTGGATCAGTACAACATTGGGAACACTCTCAATGAAAATAATGCTCAGAGACAGGCAGATCAGAATTTTTATAACCAGGACATGCAGGCCTGGGCTGCAAAGCAAACCGCTGCAGCAACCCCAACTCAAGACAGCGGTGGGTGTTGCTTCATTTTCCTTGAAGCCCGTTACGGTGATGGCACCATGGACAGTGTTGTTCGACGTTTTCGAAACGAGAACATGACGGATAAGAACAAGCGCGGGTATTACAAAATGAGTGAGGTTCTTGTTCCACTCATGCGAAAATCAAAATTGTTTAAAGGTATCGTCAGAACGTTTATGACGGATCCAATGGTATCTTATGGTAAATATGTTTATGGTAAAGGAAAAGTCGGACGCTTGTTTAAACCACTTGCGAAATTCTGGCTTAAGACTTTTGATTATCTTGGAGATGATCACGAATTTGTGAGAGAGAACGGGGAAGTTGTTTAATGCAACAACTTAAGGCTATCATCACAGATTTTAGCAAAGATGTCGAGTTAACTCCGGAGGTTCTGGTCGCACGTCGCGCCCGGATCTCTGAGCTGGCTCAGGCGATGACTACGGTGCCTGAAGGCATCGACATGAAGGAGTATAATGAGGGTCGGATAAACCATCATTTCTCTGGACGTGTGTATGGACGTGAACTTTTTCTTCCTGAAGGTCTTGTGGTGATGAGTAAGATTCATAGGCTCAGCACTCTAAATACCATTGCCATGGGTGCGGTGACGGTGATCTCTGAGGAAGGTGTAAGTGACTACTCTGGGCCGATAACATTTGTCTCAAAGCCCTTCACACAGAGACTAGTCATAGTCCATGCAGATACCATATGGGTCACAAGCCATATGCTATCCCAAGAAACGACGGATTTAGAAGTAATAGAAAACGAAGTCATTGCAAAAGACTTCTCGGAATTAAACCAAATTAGTGGGGGTAATTAATGACTTGGGTAGGAACAGCAATCGTAGGTGGCGTCGGTCTTGTAAAAGGTGGCGTGGATTCATACCAGAATAAAAAAGCTCAACAGAAACACGACGCTTATCGCAAGGTCGCAATCGAAATGTCTCCCTGGACTGGGATGGGGGATCCTGGTGCCGGGGAATTCGGTAACACTAATATGCTCAGCGGAATGCTCGGTGGTGCCTCTCAAGGTGCAGCAATAGGCGGAGCCCTCGGAAAAGCGGGCACATTCGGCGGCGGGGGCTCCGCCGGTGCCATGGGATCAGCACCTATCTCTGCAGCGACCGCTCCCTCTAAGCAACTCCAGTCTATTTATAATCCCGCAGGAACAGTCGCACAGCCCGGGTCCGGAATGGGAATGGGTACATCCTTAATCAACCACGCGAACAAGTTTAATAACCCCTGGGGATAATCACATGAACAGAGACGATATTCAGCCTATTATAAAAGCGGGACCTGCATCCATGATGGAGAAACTTCAACAGCTTGGAATGCGAGGAATTGAGCAGCAACAACAGGGTATTCAAGATACTCAAGCGCAGATTGAGCGCTTGAGAGCTTCGCAACCTGACCCGCAGAAGCAACAGCAAATGAAGGCGTTATTTGCAGCCGCTGACTTTCTCTCTGACTCTGGGGGTAAAGCCTCGCAGCTTCATCAACTCTTTCAGCCCCAGGATCAAAGCAAAGCCTTAGAACATGCAGAGAGAAGTCTTGCGGCTCAACGTCAGGGCTTATCAAAATCTGAGATGGATCTTCTTAAAGCGCAGATGACTGCGCAGTCTAAAGCCGATTATCTTAAACTTGCTCAACGGCAAGCCAATGCCAAAGCTGCAGGGGCCGGGGCCGGTGGTATGGATGTCGGGGATCTGTTAAAACTAAAACGCATTGAAGAAATTGATGCCCGTCTCGGTAAAGGTGTGGATGCGAAAAAAGCCAACGCCACCGCCACGACGAATCTCGGTCAGGTTATGATCAGAGACATCAACACAGCCGTTGATACTATCGATCAGTTCGGTAATGCAGCCGCTGGCTGGGGTGGATTAACAGGAGCGATTCCTGGAACCCCTGCACACAGACTTAAAAATGACTTGGATTCTGTTCAGGGTACCGTCGCTATCGATCAGTTACTTCAGATCAAAAAATCCGGTGCCGGTCTCGGTCAGGTTCCACAGAGCCAATTAGAAATGCTTGCAAGTCTAATGGGTTCGATTCGCCAGACCACAGATCCACAAAAATTAAAATCAAACCTACGAGACATCGAGAGTATTTACTCCGACATTGTAGCTAAAGAAGGTGGGGATCCCCACAAGCTTTACAAGCAATACTTGAATCGTGAGCAAAACGGTGGGGTTCTTCCCGGTGATGGTGGCGGTGTAACCGCTCCTCAAGGTGGGGCTCCTGATTTTGATAATATGTCAGATGAAGAACTTCTAAAGTATGTAGGGAACTAGTATGAATAGAGCGCAGCTTCTTGCTCAGGCAAAACGTAAACATCTCATAGAACAAGCCAAAGCGAAACACGCCGCCCAGGGTGGAGAAGTCTCCGCTCCGGCTGAGCCTGCAGCGCCTAAAGTTATTGATGAGATGCACCCGGATCTGGATTGGAAAGACCGCTTTCTTTTCAAGGCGTTTTCCACTGACCCAGAAGATGCCCAGGCCCGAATGCAGCAAAAATATCCTGAACATGAATTTGAGCGTGACGATACAGGGGATCTCCAGATGCGAAAAAAGGGTGAGCCCTCCTGGAGAAAAGTGGATCCACGTTCCATGAGTCTAAAAGAGTTTGGTCGAGACGGTTTGGATCTTTTATACGATATAGTTGACGGAGGAGTAACAACCGCCGCTACAGTCGCGGGCGGTTTAGCCGGTCTTCCCGCAGGTCCTTTGGGTGTTGTAGCCGGTGGGGCCGCAGGTAGTGCAGCTTCCAGTGGTGCGATGGAAGGCATACGTCAGAGCCTTGGAAAAGCCACAGGATTCACACAAGAGTATGACCCACTCCAATTAGGTATTGCCACCGGTGCAGGGGCTGTAAGCCCCCTTCTTTTTGGACAGGGTGCCAGTGTTAAAGGTGCTGCGAAGCACTTGCTTAAAAAAGGCATGGCCGGTGACGTGGCTCAAGAAACGGCTGAGCAATTTGTTAAACAAGGCCAAGGAATCATACCTAAAGTCGCCGGGAAAATCGGGAATGCCACGACCGCTAAGTTGGGTGCTTTTGCCAACGGTCATTCAGCCGAGGGGTTGCGGAAGCTGCAGCAAAAAATGCGTAGTGGTTTGATGGACTCAGCCCCTGCGACCGTGGCCCGAGAAACAAAAGCGAAACTCTCGAAAAAAATGGCGGAGACAAAAACATTCCTTGGAGAACAAAGACGTGAACTCCTAGGTCAGATGGATGTTAAGATTAACTCCAGGGAAGTGGAACAGCCGCTTTTTGATCTCTTAAGTAAATATAAAAAGCAAGCAGAGCTTGATTCCCCTGGTTTTGAAAAAATGATCGCTAAGGGTAAAAAGCCCCAAAGCACATCTGTTGATGAGTATCTGTACCTTCAGAAGCAAGTGAACAAAAACATGAAACGTGGACGTGAGATCACTGGGGAAGAAATTCCAAAGTATCGACGTCGCTTATCTGAAATGGCTGAGCAACAAAAGAACACGGACCTCGGTAAAAAACAGCAAGTGGACAAAGACTTCATCTTAGCTTCAAGTAAATCCCGTAAAATATTAAACAACCAATTGGAAGCATCTCCGGTGGGGAGGCAATTCAGAGATATAGATGACCAATTCCAGGAAGCTTTTGCTGATGAGGATATTGTTAAAAGGTATCTGAAAGACGATGCTGCGACCAATAGGTCTCTTAGAAATTTTGATTCTGAAGCCGAGGTGGTTCGAAAGGATGACATCAGTGCCCTAGGGAAAAAGTACGGCGTAGACTTTGATGATGCAGCCAATGACACCTACTTCCTTCAAAAATTTATAAACCCTACAGACTCAGCTTCTCACATCAGGAGCACAGGCGCTACGGCCCGTGCCGGTGGGTTGGGTTTACTTGGTGGAGCCGCTGGGTACTACGCCGGGCAACACTCAGATACCTCGCCATTTCTAATGGGTTCTCTGGGTGCAGCTTTAGGTTCTAGAGCCGGTTCAAATAGAGCGATTAAGAATTATATTAGAGTGGGTAACGCGGCTAGAAATGCAGCCGATGCCACAGCACCGATACGTAGGGTTGGAAGGGAAGTTTTATGGGATCAACTACAGGAGAAGTAAAATTGGAAAAAGAAAAATATGCCGATTACGAGATTCAAAGTGACGCAGATTGCTTGATCCGTTCTGAGGAAATTAAAGCCGACGCTACAAAAATGAAGAAGATAAAAGCGCATCTTTCTAAGAAGAAAAAAGCTATCACCTCGATCTCTGGTTTAAAAGATAAGTATAACGAACTCGCCAGAGACGAAGAAGAATAATGCCCGGTGGGGGAGACGTTTTTTCAAGCCGTCATTGGGTGCGTGGTTACGGGAGTGTTCGCACTCCTGGCGTACCTTCTGTCCCGGCTTATAAGTGAAAACGATGACTTCCGGAAAAGTACCGAACAAACTCTTAGAACTCTTGGACGCAGAGTTGAGCAAAGCCAAGCAACCCTTGGCTCCATCAAAAAACAAATTAAAGAAAGTAGTCTCGACCCGGCGACAAAAAACTCGCTTAAGGCGCTCTCCACGAGCCTTGCGAAGGTAGAAAAAGATCTCTCAAAGATCAAACCGAAACTCGATAACGTTAATAAAAACACCAACCTCATCAAGTCCCAAAGGCCTTTATAAAGCCCTACAAGCCATTATTGAAAGAGTGTCGGATCTACAATCCAAGTCAAAGAAGTAAGGTCTGCAGGGCTCACGCCTTTTACACAGCTCATTTCTTCTTTTGAAATTCGGTCCCACTTGATGTGTCCCGATCCCTCAAATAATTCTTGTAGTTGTTTGGCCTGTTCTTCCTCGTTACCACTGATCTTGTTTCGAAGATCCATAAACGCTTGAAGTTCCTCCCCCACAGCGTCACACAGGCGCTTGATACGGTACGCTGTTTTAAAATCAGGGAACGCATCACAGTTATAGATCTTCTTAATTGAAGCAAGCAAGTTCGGGTAATGCTCGAATGCTCTATAACTTAAATCAAAACCATCTTTTTTATCCATTGTTTTCTCCTCTAATGAATTAGTTTCTTCGCTTTTTCTATTCCGTGCTCGGCCAAAGTAATTAAGAATTCGTGTGCTATATCCCAGTTTTCCGGCGTCACCACTAAGCCCACTCCCCCTGCGTTCCCGATCTCCTTCAGGTTCCATTTTTGTAACTCCTTTAATTCTTCATCGACCTTTAATTCCAGGGCGACAAAATGGCTATTCACACACATAAGAAAATCCGGAACTCCGTTAAGCCCGACCAACTGGATTTTCTTTACCCACGTTCGGGGAAGCTTCTTGAGATGCGGATAGATCTCCAGCTTGAATTTCGTCTCGGGGTTTTGAGCCATACAGGTCATCTAACCCTGTAAATTCTACCTTGTCAGCTAAACTTTTCCAGCTATATTCGATCCCGCATGTCAGAGGTAAACGGTACGGTTTATACACACCTTCCATTATCTTTTTTAAAGTCGTTAATAAAGGAGCATCTGCTGCGTGCATTTCAAAGATCAATTCATCATGAATGTTTAGGACCACTCGGGACTGGGTATCCTTAAGAAACTTGTGACACTCTACCATGGCTACTTTGCAGACATCTCCGGCTCCCCCTTGGATAAGGGTATTAGGTGCTTTATAGCAAAGTTGGCGTTTAGGAAAATGACTAATTCTTCCCAGCCAGTTAAAGATATACCCACGCCTTTCAGCGCACTTAATAGTTCCGTCAATAAAGTCTCGGATCTCTGGAGACGCATCAAATATTCTGGATTGAATCGCTTTTGCACGGCTTTTTGTAACTCCAAGAGTACTTGCAAGTTTACCGATTCCCCCTCCGTAGAGTGTGAGGAAATTAACTGTCTTAGCTGTGGATCGATCAACTCCAGCTTGCTCGGCGGTTGCGGTGTGGACATCTAGGCCTCCAAGAACTTTGCTGATTAGACCATCGGCACGGGCATAATCAAGCATGAGCCTATACTCAATCTGGTCATAGTCAATCATAGCGAAGAAATACCCTGGGCGAGGCTTTACGGCCCGGCGTACAACAAAGTCAGAATCCTCTGTGGGACCATGCTCTTTTTTTAAGTTCTGTAAATTAGGGTTCGCACTAGAAAATCTTCCGGTGCGTGTGCCGTAGGGTTTAAGTTCCGTGTGTATAAAACCCTTTTCATCCGTGAACTTTATAAAGGTAAGAAAGAAGTTTATTTTTGCTTTGGCTTCTTTGTATCTAAGGACTTCTCTGGCTCCGGGGTGTACAAGCCTTTTAAGGACGGCTTCCGGAAAACTGGGATTACTCTTGTCAGTGTACTCCCATTTGTCGGCTTCATCTCTAAATACCTCGGAGAAACATTTACCCGAGATGATGAGTTCTGTTCCGGCGAGTTCGAAGAATCGTCTTTTGGCATCAGTCATTTCCTCCTGGAAAAATTCAATGGCCTTTCTACAGTAATCCGTATCCACATGCACACCTTTGATCTGCATGTCGTTTAGAACTTTCTGTAGTGCAAGCTCATTTTTGTAGCACTCTGATGGAGTGATGCTTTGTAAAGCAAAAGTCTCGTCCATCTTCTGGATCTTTTTGATCTGGTAATCCCCCAGAGCAAACCCCACCTTCGCGTCTACACATCCATACTTAAACATAAGATCAAAAGGCACAAGGTCATAACGAGGTTTTCTAAGAGAGATGCCATTAAGATAGGCGGTGCTGTAGAGTTTTTTGCTCTTAATGTAAGCTTCCACTTCCATGTTCTTTTCAAACCCGATGCGGGAGCCACAAGATGCCAGAGTGTAGGAGTTGTGCTCATTATACTGGATACGTGCGCCGGTGACGGTGCAGTGAATATCGCCCGCAAGATTGAACCCGTCCGCGTGGAGCATAGGCACATCAAAGATGGCTTTGTGGATAAACCAGGTGATGTCTGCCTTATTAAACACCCACTGTTGTAACCAGTTTTTATGGTCCTCCCATAAAACACACCCCAAGGGGAGATAGTCATACTTATGAAAGTTAAAGTAATACTGCTTTGAATCTGTTCCGATAATAATACTAAACAGTCTGTCCCCATGAAAGGGGTACAGTCCTGTGGTCTCAGTATCTAGGCTTAAGAATTTATAATTAGACTCAAGATCCCTTATGACCTTATCGAAATTGGCATGAGTTACCAATACACCTGTATCAGTAACTTCATCCATTACTTAAGCTCTTTTAACTTCTTCTTTTTCTTAGCTTGTGCAAGACGAAACTGAGCTTCAGAGGTAGTGATCTTTTCTTCCAATTTAAACGGACGGCCAAGACGGTGGGCTGAGATGAGTTCATTCACTATCTCAGAAAGAGTGCGGTTCTTTTTAACGGCAAACTTATCCACGTACTTTCTATTTGTCTTAGAAACGTAAGTGTAAAGAACGGGATCTCTTTTGGCTTTACTCTTTTGTACTTTTTCCACAATAACTCCTAGTCGATGATTACCACGTTGAATGGGCATAACTCTTTTTCTATTTCATACATATCTTTTTTAATCTTCTTTACCCACTTCTTGGTGTACTGTTTTCCACCGCGAATCTGTTGCCAGTAGTACCCCTGGGCCTTGGCAAGGTCCTTGTTATCAAAAGACACAACAGCATTTACAATGACGGAAGGGACCTTGGAGCGCTCCGCTGCGTGCTCATGCCCGTTTTCAAAAAGAATCTTCATCATTGTCATCACATCCGAGAGAGCAGCGTGTGGAAAAGGATTAATAAACCCAGAACGAGCAGCCATGAACTCAAGAGTTCGGGTCCCAAGTTTCGCATAGGTCTCCTCTGAAAGATCTTCCATGGTATCAATCCAGGGGATCTCTTTTCGCAGTTTTAAATCAGATGCCTTATGTAGGCGATTAAATATAATTTCATCAAAAGCGTGCGCATTGTGAGCGACTAGAAAATCTGGGTTGTAAAAATTAAGTTGGGCAAACATATGTCCGAGGATTGCATCCACTTGAGAGCCATAGGTGTGACATTGTTTAAGAGTAATGCCGGTGATTTTAGAAGCCGTGGGGTCCATGGTCTTTACTTCCTTATTGAGCATACTAATACTCTCAATAGGGCTTAAACCAAAATCAGTATCGTAGAAAACCAACCCCACCTCTGTAAATGAACAGGTGTGGGGGTCAACGCCGTTGGTTTCAAAATCAATTCCAACTAGTTTCACGAACCCTCCCTGGGGTGGTTTTGAGGATCCACAGAGATTGCCTTAGAAGCGTACATACATGCAGCTTCCAGGTGTGTCTCCATCAGGGCTAAGTATCTTCCCGCATCCTCATGGGCTGCGTACTTAAGAGTTTCTTTATGAAGCTCATGGAACTTCATCTTTATCATCTCAAGTTTTTCGATACCTTTATTATTAACAGGTTGATGCTTAAATAAAGCGTTCATTAGTACCTCGCCTCTGCGTCTAATGGCGCATGATCAGATTGAGCTTTCGAGATGTTTAAAACCCCAACTTTAACAGGAGCATCTTCTGCTACTGACTCTTCTTTATGCTCAACAACGTTTTTAGTCTGCATCACTTTAAGCCATTGCTTAATAGGCTCAGACTCTTCAGCCGTTACATTTCTTCCACGCTTAATGGAATACTTCATAAAGGATTTATCGTCAGACTTTACGGTATCAGTAGTGATGTCCCAGGTTACGGTAAACCCTGGAAGGTTACGGGCACGCATCACCCCAAAGTGAGAAGCTATTTTCTTCCCATCCTTACCTGCACTGGAGCGAAAAGAAATGGTTGCCGGAAGGTCATACTCCCCAATGCCATTTTCCCCTACTACCATACAAAAAAAGGTATATTGTTTCTGGCGCTTTAAATCAAAAATGCCCGCTTCAGGTTGACGTGGTTTTTCGCCTCGGAAATGCCACTCCAAATGATCATTAGTCGCATCCCACTTTTTAGAATCCACCCACTCTGCAGTTTTGTCATCGGTAAAAATCTCCCAGGTTTTCTTCATCGAGAAAGGAATAATCGTGAGGGTCTCACCTTTTTTGGCAAGCAAGGTCTCCTCAACAGAGTTGATTAGATCTCCCATTTGAAATTGATCGGGTACCCATTTACTTGTTCCCTGCATAAGAAGGATTCTAGGTATTAAAATATCGGATGTGTCTGCGTCCTCGTTACCTTT